CCAACAGTGGGCAGACCTAAATAATCCTGCAAAGAACCCACAGCATAACCACCAGCAGGAGAAACTTGCTGAGGAATGGTAAAAGAAATCGAATCCGATGGATTCTCTTGCTCACCCATAAACTTAACCCAATTGTTCCAAACTAAACGATTAGGAACAAAAAAGAAAAAAGAATCCAAATGTAAATTATCAAGAACAGGAAAAAGAGGAGTAGCAAGACGACCGAACATAGTCGCATTAACATTGAACGTATCACCTGGCAATACCTCCTCACACATGATCGGGACTAAATAACCCGCATCAAAAGTAGTCTTAAGCGTCTTCTGCATAGTAAAAGAAGAACGCGGAATATCAGACTTAGGAACCATAGCGAAGCTATGAGCATTAACACTTGCATTGCGATGCATAAAAAACTCCAAAAAAGAGGGGGCCGAAGCCCCCGAGGTTAAGAAACAGTCAAAGCGTCCTTGCCACGAACAAGAACAAACGGATCACCACAAACAATATTGCCGGTGGCATCATCAAATTCACCAAGAAAATACAAATCGTAATCATCAGGATGCTTATTCAAAGGATTCTGAGGATCAGCACGATTAACCTCATCAGTAAAATCACGAATAGCAATATTCCGATGTGGAACAACAAAAGGACGAGCAAAAGTCTGAGCTGCACGATCCTGAACGGAAACGATATATTGAATCATATTAAACCTCTTAAATAGTACGCTTAGAACGGGATGTTCCAGCAATAGAAACGGAATTACGGGCAGCCTTACGATGAGGCTGCAACTCAAAATCTAATCTCTCACGCTCCAGCTCAGCCCGGCTACTAGAACGAAAAGACATATCGAGGCTCAAGTCCTCGCCTAACTCCTTAAGTAAAGATTTATAAAACCTCGGGACCGGAGCCCGAGAACCCTGCTGAGTAATAACAGCCGCATGCGGAAAAACATCCGACATGAAATACTCACGAAACCAAGAACGACCTATACCCTTAGACATACAAAGAAATTCGGGATTAGGACGAATAAGCTCGCCATCATCCAAAACAGCCAAAGGTGGCGCAACTTGCGAACCCTTAGCCTTCTTCAAAATATATCTAGCGATATAGGCAGCGCTCTCGAAATTAAGACTACCAATTAAGTGCTGACCATAGTGCCAAGACCGAGTAACTGCATCAGATATGTGAGTCCGTTCGCCATTAGAACTACGACCAAAAACGCGGCGATCATCGCCAAAGTCCACGCCAAACAACGCAATATGAAAGTGAGGACGTCTGGAAACATCGCCGTATTCTCCCGAAGCAACATACTTAAACTTAAAACCAGCCTTACGCAAACGCTTAAAAAAACGCTGCAAATCTTCCTTCCATAGCTGACCATGCTCAGGAAGATGCTCGGGACTATATGTGAGGTTGAGCATACAAGACACCTTGTGCATTGCCTGTTCGTGAGTGATGCGAATCGCCCACTCCCTCGAGTAAGCCAAGCGGCACTCTATGCACTGCCCGCATTTGATGGGGCCGTGTGTAGGGTGCTGCCATTGTGTTGTACACACAGACACTTACAGACGAATTCCGCCACGCATAGGGGCCGCCATAATGTTAGCCCCCTTAGTACGCCCTACATTCCCGCGAAACTGCGCGGAAGAGGCGGATTTAGACACTGAGGAACGTGATAAAGGCTTCATTAAAATCTCCAATAAAAGCAATGATACATGAAAACAAGAAAAGGTGTCAATAAGTACAGTTACATCAAGTAGCGAACTGTACTTATGACTCATTCCGCCTTAGACGGCGGAACCGAATCGATCGCAGAAGCGACCGAAACGGTCGGGGTTGGAACAGCCAATCCCAAAGAAATAGCCTCCTGCGTATTCGCAGGATCGGCAAAAAACTCAAGAAACTCTTGAGGAGAATTATGGAAGCGAGCACGAAGCTTAGCATCCATACGCATGAAGTTCTCGTCCGCTGCGCGGACAACATTCATAGCTGACTGAAAATCAAAAACGCCCTCGTAATCAACATACTGGGGCATAGAGACTGGATCAGGTAAATGACCAGTCTTCATAAAAACATCAACAATATTGTTGATATCAGACTCAGCAGCGAATTGCTGCTGAGTCAAAGAAGGGTCTTTACAGACCAAAGCGGTCTCAACAGAAACCGCAGACATATCGTAGTTAAAAGGACTACGAACAAAAATAGAGCTAGACATAAAAACTCCAAAATAAAAAAATAAAAAAAGAAAAATAAAGAAAATACCAAAATAATCGAAAAAAAAACTTAGAAAATACCGAAGATAAAATACATAAAAAAATAAAAAAAGAAAAAATAAAAGACACAATTACTTACGAGTAAGTAAACGAAGCAAAAGCTCCAAAGCAGGACCAGCTTCCTTAAAAGAGCGACCAACGTTCCCAAGGTCACTTGCGGCCTTAACATCAAATCCGGCCAACAAAGATTGGTTCTCACGTAAAGCAATATCCCAATCAGTCAAACGAATCAACGTCGCAACCTGCGAACTTTGATTCTCCATAAGCTTCACAGAAGCACGCAACTGGTTACCAGTTTCAGTAAGGTTAAAACCTTGCTTCACAAGATTCTGAAACTCCTCACCAAGATTGCGAATAACAGCCTTAGCCTGTTCATTAGAAGTCTTAAGATTCTCAACCTCTTGAACAGTCTTATCAGCAGTCTTCTGCGCCAAATTAGTTCGAGCACCAGCCTCACCAGCAGAAGCAACATTCAAATCAATCTGAGAACCAGCAATAGAACCCTGCTGAGCCTGTTGATAAGAAGAAGTAGCAGCGGCTCCAGCATTACCCATAACAGCCTGGGCGCCGCCAGGGGAGCTTGCGCCCCCCTGGGAATAAGCAAGCATAGGATTCAAACCAGCGGCTTTCATATCACCAACAGCACGCTGATAAGCAGTAGAAGACATCCGTTCCTGAAAATCCCTATTCTGCTGGGCTTGCGCCGCATTAGCAGAATTAGCATTCTCCTGACCAGAATATCCGAGAAGGGCGCCACCAAACTGGTCTAGCCCTCCACCAATAAGATTCCCTACGGGACCAAACGCATTACCAATGCTAGAAAAAAAACCCATGATCAGAAATGGTCAATCAGTCCGGGAACCGAGTAAAGAGGTAACGGACGCGCGGCGCGTATATCGAAGAAGGCATCCAAAAGCAACTGCTGTCCATTTGCCGCAGCGCCCACCGCCAAGTTACGAGCCAATGGGGGCGAATCTTGAATGAAAGTAGAGTTAAGAGTAGGGAGAGATGCAAAGTTCTGCGCGTAATGCCATGGGTCGATAGTGCCAGCCGATGTGGACTTGAATAAGCCAGTGATCTGGCTAGGGTTATAACGGTACTCCGCCCACCGCTCCTGATATCCAAAAACCGCAGAATCGTTAGCAGAACCATCACAATAAATCTCCTTATTCAAAACAGCCTGTTCACCAAGCATTGCAAACACAGGGAAATAAAAGTCATAACGCGTATTACGCGACCACATCTTACGAAGACCTTGCTGGTAAGTCAAATCAGCACGAACAGAAATCAAACCAATAACATATCCATGCTCAACAAACGACTGCGAAAAACCGTGACGGTTAGCAAGATAAGTACCATACGCAGCCAAATTACCCAACGGTGTAGAACCGTCAGTTGCAGAAGTCTGTGGAATAGGTGTCAAATTAATTGGTGTAGAACCACCACCTAAATACTCAGGACGCTGCAAACGAGCATCAGGAGATACAACACCAAAATGCGAACGAATAATCTCAGTGTATCGAGTACCACCACGAGCATCACGCTCAAGTAACTTCTGTATCTGAAAAGACTGACGCAACTGGTTAATAGTTGCAGAAGTTGCAGAAGACAAATCTGCGTATAAAGAACTAACGGTTGCAGCATTGGCACCAAACGTATAAGCAGTATTAATAGTAGTAGCGTTCAAATTCAAAACGCCATTACCCGGAGCAGCAGCAGAATTATAAAAATTAGTACTTGTTCCACCAGCTACAAAACCAATAGCAGAACCAGAAGACTTAATAGGAGCAGAAGTACCCAAAGGTAAAGTTACAGCAACTCCGCCTTTCTGCGGCCACGGCAACGAGCCAGTGAAATAATCATGACGCTTGCCACGTCGAAGGATAGTGTAACGAGAACTGGGGGTTGCGTCTGGTCCGTCACCCTTATCCACGGCAACGGAATTCTGAAGATTCTCGTCTCTAAACCATTGATTAAAGATAAGGTTGTAAGCGCGGACAGGCAAGGCATTGTGTGAAACAGTATTAAGAGCACCAACTTGACCAACAGTGGGCAGACCTAAATAATCCTGCAAAGAACCCACAGCATAACCACCAGCAGGAGAAACTTGCTGAGGAATGGTAAAAGAAATCGAATCCGATGGATTCTCTTGCTCACCCATAAACTTAA